CGGCACCGTCACCAGCGCCGCCCCGCCTTGCCGTACTTGCCATAGCCGATGTGCTCCACCGTCGAGATCGACACCAGCCGCTCCACCGGCGTCTCGGGCCGCCAGGCCATCACGTTGGCGTTGATTGCCCCTGGCTCTCGCAGGTCCACCACCGGCCACAAGATCGGCCCATAGTGTGCCAGCACGTTCCCAATCTCCAGCGCCCGCGCTTCCGGACGTTGCGCTAAGAACCACCGCGCGATGGGGATCTCCACGCGGCGCGAGTTATAGCTCGTGTGGTTGTAAGCATGATCGAGCGTCTGACCATTCCAGGAGAAGGTCACTCGAACCTCCGCAGCTCCTCATTATAGGCGCGCACCGCCTCGATCAGCGTCGCCGGCTCACCCACGGCGCGTGCCCAGGCGCACAGGTTGGCCGTGTCCTTCGGCAAGCACTTCCCGCCGAACCCCCGGTTCGCCGGGTACACGTAGGTGTGCGACCGGGTGACGCGAGGATCAGCCAGCCACAGCTCCCGCAGCTCGTGCCAGTCCACCCCCGCCGCCAGGGCCAGGTCATAGAACTGGTTGCAGAACGAGACCTTGGTGGCCAGCCAGCTATTCTCCATGAGCTTGCACAGCTCGGCGGTCTTGGCGTCCGTCTGGTAGATGCGCGTGTTGGCGTGCGTCACCAGCGTCCAGGCCATGGCAAAGGCCCGCGTCACCGGGGCCGGCCCGCCCAGGATCACGAATATGTCGCGATTGACCCCGGCCAGCGGATGGCCCAGCGTCTCGCCGTAATACTCCGGACTGAAGCAGACGTTCGCCCCCAACATCTCCGTGGTCCCCGGCGTCACCGTGGATTTCAGGCACCAGTACAGCGCGATGCTATGCCAAGTGGCATAGGCCATCTCGACGATGGAGGTATCGCACCGCCCATCCTCGCAGGGAGGTGTCGGCACGCAGATAAAACCCAGATCGTATTCGGGGCAGCCAGCCACCGGCGTGTCATCGCAGACCCGCCGGATCACGCCATCCTCATCCACATAGTCCGCCTCGGTGAAATAGCGGGCCATCTGGCGGCCCACGTGCCCATAGCCCACGATCAGCACGCTCGGCTGTTGGTTCACCACCTCGGGATGCGGCTTCACTTGCGTCATCGCTTGTCCCCCGCTGGCTTCTTGGCTTCGTACCGCTTGACCATCTCCCATGCCCTGGGTCCATCCAGAGGCCCTGGAATCATGCCTACCCATCGCCGCGCTTCCCCTGGAGAGTGCAATACACCAGCACTCTGTTCCCTCTCCATGTATTTCAAAAAGGTGTTCCATTGGTTCCCCAGTAGCCAGATCTTCAGTGGATGCTTATACAGTGCGCGGACAAGTGGTCCCTGATCGCGCTGCTTTTCTTGCATCCACTCTGCTATCCACGCATCAAAGAACGTCTTGACTCGCTCGTTCCTTCTGAAGCACATGATGCCGCCGGCTAGTTGTAGTGCGTCGAGGGTCCCCAGCGTTACCTTGGTCAAGTTCATATCGCCGGCGTTGTTGGTACGTTTATACGATTCCATGGAATCTACCGAGTGGGGGTCTTTCGTGATCACCAGGTCCCACCCGTCCTCTGCCCACTCGAAGAATGGATAGATCGGCGCGATCACCTCGAGGTCTGCGTCCATGTAGAGCACCGTCTCCCAGCTAGACGGTGACAGGTCATACATGCCCAACTTGTTTAGCCGCGCGCCCACATCGCGATCTGGTTGGCGAATGTGAATGTCTTCGACGCCTAGCTTTTCTTCAGCGCAGACGGCGATGGGCACGTCCGGCATGTGCCTGCGGATCGTGGCGATCAGCTCCCTCGCCGCCTGCCGCGCCGGCTCGCCATAGGCCACCACATAGATCCCCCGCGTCCCCTTGGGCTCTCGCTTGGGTGGGGGGGTATATTCCCTTGCCGGCGGCGCCGCCTTGACCGCCCTGGGCGTATCCTCCTCAGACGCCTTTTTCTTTGCCTTGGCCATGGGCCTGGCCATGGGCCGCGACTCTGCCCCAAAGACCTGGGCAAAGGCCGCGGCGTGGTCCTCGCACCACTGCTCCACCGACCACTGCGCCGTCGCCGCGCGCAGCGCCTCCGGCTCGACCTGGCCGCGCTCTCCGATAGCACTTCCTAGAGCCTCCAGGAGCGTCGCCAGGTCGCCCCGCTCGTAGCGATAGATGCCGGCGATCTCGGGCAGCTCGTCCAGCAACCCGACGCCCTGCGGGATCACTACCGAGGTCCCGCAGCACAGCGCCTCCAGCGGCGGCATCGGGATGCCTTCCACGCGAGAGGGGATCACCAGCACGTCCAGCGAGCGATAGAACTCGGGCATGTCCGCCCAGGCGTACATCTTGGTCTTGACCGGCCAGCCTCGCCCCGAGGCGCGCCATTCCAGCCGGCCCCCGATCGCCGAGGCCACGATCCCATTCACCAGGTCCTCGCCCTTGCGGTGGTTGGCATAGGTATAGCCCGAAAAGCCCGCCACGATCCTGCCCTGAGGCTGGCGAAGGGGCAACGGGCGCTCGCCGAGCGTAAAATGCTCCCGCTCCAGCGCCGGCGAGCACTTGAATGTCGGGCCGTGCGGCGCGAGCTGGTCCACGTACATCTGCGCCCAGGCCGTGCGGAGCTGCACCTTGGCCGCGATGGCGTCGAAGGCTTTCGCCTTGGCATTGTTGGGCGGCTCCTCCTCCCGATGGGTAAAGTTGGCCGCCACCAGCTTGGGCCAGGGTTTCAGCCGTTTGGACTCAAAGTAGCTGAACAGATACTGGATCTCCGCATCCGGGTTGGGGGCCAGTCCCAGCGACCAACCCAGACGCTCGGCCAGCGCGCGCGCATGGCGTGGCAGGACCCGGTCATCCTGATAGTTCGAGCAGATCACGTGTACGCGCACGCTGGCCTCCTATTATTGGTGGCAGACTAGCTGCCGGATTCCAGTTCGACGGTGCAGAACGCGCTGGGACGGATCACGCCAAAGGCAGCGCGCAACTCGGCCAGGATCGCGATCATATTGCGGATGAAGAAATCCGCGTGGCTGTCGCTCACCTGGATGTTCGCCCGCTCGCGGTCCCAGATGACCGCCTTGCGGAAGTCGCCCAGCAAGCCGGTCCCCTGCGGGATCGCCTCGCTCTCCACCACCGGCACGCCCCACAGCCGCGGCTCGCCGTTGGCGATGGGCCCGCCATAGTAGTAGCGATCCTCGGCGTCCTGGGTCAGCTCGATGGTCTCCCAGTCCTCCGGGTTGAGCGCCCAGGCCGTGGGCCGCGCGCGCCCGGTGGTCCGCAGATAGGTCTTGGCCAGGCGCGCCGTGCGAAAGATGTCGGTGTCCCAGGCCTGGGTGAGGATGCCAGCGGTGTTCAGGATGCCGGTAAAGTTCTCACCCGCGCCATCGCCGTCCGCGACCTGGTCCTCCAGCTCCTCGGCCAGGTCCTCGCGCAGCTCGTCGTCGATGATGCCCCTGAGCTGGGCGACATCGGAGAGAGCGCGCTTGGTCGCCGGGATCCAGACCGCGATGGTCTTGACTGGCTCGGTGATCGACTCCCAGGTCGAAGTGCCTTCCGGCTTCTCGCCCGACTCTTCGCCGGTGCCCCCGGTATAGTCGGTCACGTTGGCCTCGTGCACCACGGCGGCCTGCGTCACCTGCGCGGTCTGGCGCACAAAGTGCACCAGGTCCGAGGTCGTGTTGCGCCTGCTGATCAGGTCCAACAGCGTCCGCTCGCGCCGGCCGAGGGGCTCATAGATGCGGGTATAGTCGGTCTCCACGAACGCGCCCGCGCTGTCGTCATCCTCGCCAGTGATCAGGGCCTTGCGGCCAAAGCTCAGGAGGCGGCGGAACTCGATCGGCGGCGACATCAGGCCGCGCGCCCCCTCGGGGATGCGCCCGCTCGGCGCGACCGCCTTCATCCAGTCCTGGAACGCTTTGGCATTGACGAACTGCTCGCCCAGGCTCTGCCCGCGCCCCGGCCGCACGCTCTTCTGTTCGGTCCGCGGCTGCGCCAGGTCCAGGCCCGCGCCGAGGTCCATGATCTGCTTGCGCAGGTCCGCGTCCCCCTCGGCCTTCTTGATCTGGGCCTTCAGGTCC